TGCACCACCTGATCCTGATGGTAAAGCTATATTATATCTTGAATCTTGATATGTTGCCATTAATTAAGCCCAAATAGTTGCACAGTTCCAGCATCTATATTGCCTGAACTCATTGAAAATTGTACTGCATCTATTGCTGAAGTAGTATTTCCATACCCAGCTACATAATAGTTGGTAGAATAATCTTGATATTGAGTAGCATTAAAAGTTGCGTGATAATGTTTAACAAAAGTTGTATTAGATGGATTATATAAATGTAAATATCCACCAGTTGATCCATCATTATCATTACTTAAACTATTAGAAATTGCTACTGCACTTGTACTTTGTGCTGCATCTAAAGAAGCTTGATAACCTACACCAGCTTCTCCATCATTTTCCATGTGAAAAGCTTGAAAATTTGTTGTAGTTTTAGTAACATTATAATTACTTCCACTATCTGCACTAAAATTTATTTGGAAATGTACTGCATCAGTTGCTGGATGAATATTTTTAAAAGTAAATAAATATTCTTTGTAAGTATTATCTAAAACAACTGAACTAGAGCCATCAACAAAAGATAAAGTTGCAGAACTAGAAGCTGTTAGTTTTTTAATAAATGTCATACTACCTAAAGCTGATATACTTCCAAAAGTAGTAGCTGATCTTACACCTCTATTATTTAATTTAACTAAAGCCATTAACTATCTTTAATTCCATAAAGTTTAATTGTACCAGCATCTATATTTCCACTTGAAAATTTAAATTGAACTGCATCAATAGCAGCGGTAACATTGCAATATCCAGCAAATAAATCATTAGTTGAATAAGGTGCTTCTGGATTCATTTGTTGTGATCTAATTATAAAATGTTTAACATAGGTAGTTGAGCTTGGATTAAATAAAAACATTTCTCCAGAAGTAGCACTATCATTTTGATTTCCATTAAAAGAAGTTAAATCTTGATAGCTTGTTCCTTGAGCTTGATCTCTACCAGCTTGATAGTTTAAACCAGCATCATTGCCAGCTTCATTGTGAGTAGCATTAAAAGAAGTAGAAGTTATTGTAGCATCATAATTTGTACTGCCATCCCTAAAGCCAGCTTTAAAAGTAACATTATTAGTTGCTGGATGACAGCTAATCCATTTAAATAAATAAATAGGATATGTGCTATCCAAAACTACATCTGATGTTCCATGAACAAAGCTAATAGTTGCACTTGAAGATGCTGTTTGTTCTTTAATTAAAGTCATAGCAGCAGAAGGTAAACTTGATGCTTCTGTAATAGCACTTATAGAATTGTTGTTGTATTTAACTAATGCCATATAATTTTATAACTCCTGCGTCTATATTACCACTTTCCATTTTAAACTGTACTGCATCTATTGCTGATGTTGTGTTAAAATAACCAGCTACAAATTGATTTATAGATCCTGGTAATCCAATTCTATAACTTTGATTAATTATTGATATAAAATTTTTAACAAATGTAGTGTCAGATGGATTAAATAAATGTAAAGTTCCAGCTAAACTTTCATCATTTGCATTTCCTAAACCAGAAGCAAGAGGTTGAAAAGCTGTACTTTGTGCTAAATCTGCACCAGCTAAATATCCTACTTCTGCTGAACTATCCCCTTCATTATGAAATGATTCAAAAAATGTAGTTGTTTTAGTTACATTATAGTTAGATCCTGTATCTATAGAACCATTAAAAGTTAAATCTACTTGATCTGCGTTTGTATGAATGTCATAAAACTTAAATACATATTCTTTATAGGTACTATCAATATTGCTTGTAAAAGAAAGTGTAGAACTACTTGATGCAGTCTGCGTTTCTAATAAATTCATAGCACCACCAGAAACTGCTGATGGTAAAGCTGTAATCGCAGTTAAGGATTGATTATTGGCTACTTTGATTGCCAT